CACCCATTGACTTAGTTAATTCGATATTTCCTCAGTTTGTGCCTAGCCATCATTTAACGATTCCCACGACTCAGTTAACAAATCAAGGTATAGAATATGATGGCGCAGCTTGGGGTGATTTCCCAACCTGGGCTAATCCATACTACTGGGGATCAAATGGCAACGGAGCGTGGTATTATAACACATGGCAAAATACCGAGTACTATAGTAGTTTTATAAATCCAGTAAACTATACCACAACAGTTCAAATGGATTTAGTTGGTTACACGGGTACTATCAAAGCGCAGTGGGCTGAAAATTACCAAAGTATCTGGCGTAATATAACAGAAAGTACCACCTACTATAACGAAACCAAAACTATACACATGAATATAGTAGGCTGGTACCCGCTGCTACGCCTAGCATTTAATAACAGTATTTTTGCCACCCCTAACCCGCCAGGTGTGCCAGCATTAGCTTATGCCGTGTGTACAGAAGGAGTTGTTACTGACATTATCGTAACCAATGGCGGGTCTGGATATTTAGCTCCTCCGAAAATCAATATAGTTGGCAACGGATCTGGCGCCGTAGCCGAAGCAACTATTGGGGGAGATGGTACTGTAACTGGTATAAATGTCATAAACGGTGGTTCGGGATATTGGCCAATTCCTGCTGGTGGTATCAACCCCGCAGCTACGCCGGTACCACCAGCAAACCAAGGGGCATTTGTTGTTATTTCCCAGGGATATGTAATCAACCTGCTGTACCGCTAACAATACTCAAAGTTCTTGAACTAATGCTAGAGATCTGCTATAATTATAGTATGATTGATGTGGCGTCTTTTATACCCGGTAAACACAAACGCAATAGTTCTGGTTGGATCACATTCAACGCAGTCTGCTGCCAACATCGCGGTGAAAATCTAGATCGAAGACAGCGCGGAGGCTTCAAAAGCTCACCAGAAGGATGGTATTATTCTTGTTTCAATTGTGGTTATAACGCTAGTTTTGTAATAGGACGTAGTTTGACATTTAAGGCTCGCCAGCTGTTGACTTGGCTGGGTGTTGACTTAATGTCAATTGAACAAATTAATTTGGAAAGTTTGAGGCATCGTAGTATACATGGCTTATTAGAAAATCATCGGGTCGCTGTTAAAGCTGTAGAGTTTGAAGAACGCGAGTTGCCCGATGGATTAGAATTGATAGACGGTGATGATCTCCGCCATAAGCCGTTTGTGGAATATTTATCTGCTAGACGCATAGATCATACGGCTTATCCTTATATGATATCACCTACTGCCGAAGGTAGACAAGCAAAAAGAATTATTATACCTTTTACACATCATGGTATGATAGTGGGCAACACTGCGAGATTTTTAGATGATCGTTCGCCGAAATACATTTCAGACATGCAGCAGGGATATGTATTTGGTATAGATTTACAACGAGAAAATTGGCAACATGCTTTTGTAGTTGAAGGTATATTTGATGCGCTAGCCATCGACGCTTTAGCTGTGCTACACAATGACATAAATGATAAACAAGTACAAGTAATTAAAAGTTTAGGACGAGCAATAACAGTAATACCCGATCAAGATGTAGCGGGAATGACTTTGGTTGATCGGGCGATGGAAATGGGATGGGCAGTGAGCATGCCCGAATGGCCGGAAGGCATAAAAGATGTCAACGATAGCGTAATACGCATGGGTAAACTGGCAACTATACTAACTATATTGCAGTTTAGAGAAACAAACAAATATAAAATTGAAATACAAAGGAAACGTCTTGTTAAACGATTACGGTCTTGAAGTTCAAAAGTTATTTTTAGAAATGGCGCTAAATGATGCCGAGGCATTTGTCAGAGTTCAGAACATTTATAATCCTGATAATTTTGATAAAAGTTTACAGGCGGCAGCAAAGTTTGTTAAAACTCACTATGATGAGCATGGAGCTTTGCCAATATTGGAACAAGTATCTGCCGCAACTGGTGTTAAACTTAATAAACTACCTGACTTGCCAGATGGCAATGTTGATTGGTTTATGGAAGAGTTTGAATCATTTACCAAACGTGAAGAGCTATCTAGAGCTATTCTTAAATCCTATGACTTACTGGAAAAAGGTGAATTTGGGCCAGTAGAGCGTCTTATTAAAGATGCGGTACAGATCAGTTTACAAAAAGACATGGGCACTGATTACTTCGCCAGTCCTGCTGATCGCAATAATAGATACTTTAACAGTGGTGGACAAGTCAGTACTGGTTGGCCTAGCTTAGATAAGATACTGTATGGTGGATTTAGTCGAGGTGAACTAAATGTGTTTGCCGGCGGAAGTGGGTGTGTAACTGCTGATACTATGGTTACTATCGTTGAATTACCAATTGATACATACGCAAAAGGCAAGCCCGAAAAAGTTGTTAAATTGTACAATCTCACACAGCCTAAGCAGGTACCAATAGGTAGCTTAATGGGAAAAGTACATGAAAACAATATACTTGTATCTAGTCCAGATGGTTGGGTTCCTGTGTTGGATTGTATTGAAAAAGTTAAAAAGGATTTATATACCTTTGAGTTTGCTTCAGGTAAAAAGATTGTTGCGAGTCATGATCATTTATATCAATCTCCCGATCAGCAATGGCATTATGCTCGTGATATTCTGATTGGAAGTACTTTGCTTTCGGAAAACGGTGTAGATACTGTAATCAATATTCTTCCGCAAAGTAAACAAACTAAAGTATATGATCTTTCGGTTAATCATGATAATCATAGATACTATACTAATGGTATATGTAGTCATAATTCGGGTAAAAGTCTTGTCATGATGAATATAGCATTAAGCTGGTTAGAACAAGGTTTAAGTGGCGTTTACGTTAGTTTAGAACTTAGTGAAGAATTGTGTGGGTTGAGAACAGATGCTATGTTGTCGGGAATGTCAACTAAAGATATTAGGAAAGATTTAGAAACAGCAGAACTAAAAGTTAAAATGTTTGGTAAAAAAGCTGGCAAATATCGTATGAAGGCATTGCCAGCACAAAGCAATATCAATGATGTCAGAAGTTATATCAAAGAAGTACAAGTACAAACAGGCATGAAAGTTGACTTTGTAATGGTAGACTATTTAGATTTGTTAATGCCAGTGTCGGCCAAAGTAAGTCCAAATGATCTTTTTATCAAAGACAAATACGTCAGTGAAGAATTAAGAAATTTAGCTAAAGAACTTAATGTGTTGTTGGTCACTGCAAGTCAATTAAATCGTAGCAGCGTGGAAGAAATTGAATATGATCATAGCCATATTTCGGGTGGTATTAGTAAAATTAATACTTCCGACAATGTGTTTGGTATCTTTACCAGTCGTGCTATGAAAGAACGCGGGCGCTATCAGTTACAATGTATGAAAACTCGTACTAGTAATGGTACTGGTCAAAAAGTTGAATTAGAATACAATATTGAAACTATGCGCATCACTGATTTACCCGAAGATGCCGGTGCTGCCAGTAGTTTCAACAGGCCTAATATTTACAATAATATTAAGACACAAAGTAAGGTAGTCGACGATGCCGATGAATCACCTAAAATCACTGCCGAGGTACAGAGTAACAAATTAAAGCAACTACTGGGACAAATTAAACAAAGTTAATTTGAAAGCAAAACTTTGATTTTCAATAAATAATGCAAAGGTCCTTGCCAAATGCAAAAAAAGACACGTAGCATCCTAGAAGAATTAGAAAGTTTATACACAGAACGAGATAGTAGACATATTATTGAAAATCGTGCTATAAACATTATTTCAAGTGCTATTAGGCTACTTGAGCAGATTGACACAACTTACACGCCTGAGCAAGCAGAGAACCTTACACGTAAGTTATTAAATGCTATTAAACTTCGAGATCCGGGTAAGTTTACTCGCACCGTAAGGAAAACAGATGCTAATACACGAAATAACCAAACTACAGAAGATTGATGAAGGCTTACTCAGTGGGGTCAAAGACGCCATTACCAGCGTGATTAATTCACCTACTGTACAAGCTATCCCAGGCGTTCAATCCATACAGTCTGCGCAGCAAAGAGCAGCAGTGGCACGTGCTCAAGCGCATCAAGCTGCTCAAAAATTAGCATCAAAAGGATACAATGTTAATACTTCTACTAGACCAGCAGCACCGCTTACTATACAACAAGCGGCGGCTCAGTCAAAATTGAAAAATTCTCCATTGGGCCATTATATCAGTAGTATAGATACCAATGCTATACAACAGTTGGCTAAATCCTTTAATCCCGCGGTAATACAACCAAAAACAACTACTCGACCTGACATCGCTGGCGGAATGACACAAGCCGGCAGGGCGGCCGCAGATGCAGCAGCGGCTGCTGCTGGTCGTCAAACGATAGCTAAAGGCATGTCGAGAGCTGGCAGAGATGCGGCAGTAAAACCAACAGACGCATGGGGTTCGTCGGGGGCAAATCTACTAAGACAAACAGGATCTAAAAGTTATGCGTATGCCAATGATATCGCTACAGCAGGTAGTTCTGTGCCGGGAGTTGGCGCCGGATATGGATACTCGTACAATAATACTCAAACAGCCCCTGCCAAACGCGGTCGTCAGCGTAAAAAATAATCAGGTAAGGAATTGATCATGGCTAACAGTAATTTTGAACAATGGGTACTCAATGTAGCAAAAGTACCACAACAGGTATTAGATGATCCTGAAGTGAAAAAACAGTTGACGCCATTGCTAGCACAGGTTAATGCTGCTTCTACACAAAATAATCCTGCTCAGTTAACTAAGGCTGTTGCTGAATATCTCACTGTCGCTGAAGCAGGCGTGGCATATGTACACGATCGTGCTGCCGGGCGATCCCCAACAGTTGGAACAACAGTTAGACAAGCAAGTAATCGCGCTGGACATGTAGGACGAACTCCCGACGATGCCGCAACGAGATTGGGAATCAGTCCCGGGGCTCTAGCATCAATACGTAGTAAAATACCAGCTAATACACAAGTTCGAGCCACCAACAATGATGTTGTAAATAACTTGTTAATGGCAGCGGGAATATCACTACTCTAACAGAAAAAATAAATACTAATTATGCTATTAAAAGAAGGCGGGAACGTATTCAAAAATAAAGATGGGCAAGCTCTTACCCAAAGGATTAATCAGACTGACATTCCTGTTACAGTAGATTGGCTTGAACAGTTAACTAATCTTGATCTTAGAGGAGAAAATGACGTCAAGGGTTATCCTGAAAGATGGCTAGGATCAACTGGAAAAAAGTCATCTTCGGGGGATTTAGATTTACAAGTTAGTTCGCAGGAAATCTCACCAGAGCAACTAATGGCAGAATTATCTCAATGGTGTACTAGCCATAACTTAAAGCCACAAGACTACGTTAAGAAAGGTGCGGATCAAGTACATTTCAAAACTCCTATAGCAGGCAATCCTAAAAATGGCTATGTTCAAACAGACTTTATGTTCATGGATGATCTTGAAGTAGGGCAATTTTTCATTACTTCGCCGGTTAACAGTGAATATTCAGCAGTTGATAGACATATAATGTTGAATAGTATAGCTAAAGCATCGGGGTATAAAATCATCACTCGCAAAGGGCTGGTAGATCGTGCTACTAATCAAATAGTATCACGCGATCCTGACGAAATAGCTAGAATAATGTTAAACAAACGTGCTGACCGTGATGCCCTTTATAGTGTAGAAACTATGCTTCAAGCATTGCAAGGTGATCCTAAGCGAGATGAAAAATTAAAAGACGCTAAAGATTATTTTGCTAAAAATGGCATCGCGTTTAATGAATCACGCGGCGAAAGTGACGTAAACTTTTTAGCAAGACTACGTGATCGCATTGTCAATCAAGGTATGCGTAAATTAGTCGAAGCTGAAGAACCGCAGGTTCAAGGTGGTCAAGCCAAAGGTATAGAGCACATCGAAGATCTAGTATTTAGACGTGGCACAGCTGGCATTAAAGATGCTCTGGCAGTAATCGAGCATTTAAAAGATAATACTAGAAAATCTGTATCAGTAAAATTTGATGGAATGCCTGCTTTAGTATTTGGTAGACAATCGGATGGCACATTTGTATTGACAGATACCGCAGGATTCACTGCTGTAGGCTATAACGGATTATTTACCAGCCCTGGTCAAATTAAAGATCTCATGGCCAAACGTGATGCCGAGGCGGCAGCTAAAGGCAATGCTGCCAATCGTGTAGCAAACTTATTTCCAATTTACAATAAGTTATGGCCTATGTTAGAAGCAGCTACTCCGGAAAAATTCAAAGGATATATTCAAGGTGATTTACTTTATTCATCGACCCCGCCGGAAGTAGCAGGTGCGTATGTGTTTAAGCCTAATACAGTTGAATATGCTATACCCTCTGCCAGTCCTTTAGGTCAACAAATTGGCGCCAGTGATGTTGGCATCGCAATACATACACAGTACGCTGAGCCCGGCGCGCCAAAACAAGCATTAGGTCGAGTAAAGCTAAACCCAGTGCCGGGGTTATTATTGATAGAACCTATTCGTCCTACAGAAAATGTACAGCCCGCGGGATCGGAGACCACAGCAGGTAGTCCTAAAGTTAAACAACTTAAAGCTCTAGTAGCCAAGCATGGGGAAGATATTAATACCTTGTTTAATCCGGTTGAACTTAGAGCACTGCAGATCACAGATCTCCCTAAACTCTGTGTTGATTATATAAACAGTTTGGTCAAGGATGAGACAATAACAGAGTTCTCTGCAGGCCAACTATTGCCAGGGTTTATGAATTGGCTAAACACTAAAGTAACTCCTAAAAAATATAAAAATATTGTAGAATATCTACAAAGTCCCGGTAGTAACGGCGACGGAATTAGTGCGGCGTTTTCAGCGTTTGTGCTATTACACGACATTAAAACTGATTTATTGCATCAACTAGATCAACAGCATCCTGGGCAAGAAGGCTGGGTAGTAGCTATACCTGGTGGTACTGTTAAATTTGTTAATAGATTTGGATTTAGCCGTGCCAATCAACGTCGCAATCAAGTACGTAAGTAACCCCAAACTCAAGATTTTTCTCCCTTTAGCTAAATAAATGCAGAATCGAAAGATTCATACATTTAAGGAGAAATAACATGGCATCAATTCCATTAGTAAACGGCGGTACACAACCAGTATTCGCAACCGACACGCTTAACGGCCCACAGTTATCAGCCAACACAGCATATAGTCCAGCAGGCACACCAGTTAACCTTCAAGGTCCTAAGTTAGACTTTTTTGGTATTGGTTTAGGTAACTCAGCTTTTAATCAAGCTGGTGTTAACGGCGCAGTTCAACAGATCTTACAACAGATCCAGCAAACTGCTACTGTAGCGATTTATCAGGTAGACAACACTAACAACACAGTTGATATGAGTGTTGCTGTATACCCCACAGGCGCTTACACAGCATCAACATTGCAAGCTGCTATTCAAGGTTTAGGCAACATTTATAACAGTTCAGCTAACACATACTGCAACGTAGCAGCAGCTACAGTTACAAACGTTGGCTTCCGTTTAGCTTCAACAGCAACAAGCGCAAGTTAATTTTAGCATTAATGTTAAAAGCAAAAGCCCACCTAAGTGGGTTTTTTGTTGACTATAATATCTTGTGTTAAGTTTGTGACATTAAATACATAGATAATGACAGCTAACAAAATTACCGAAGCAATAATATATGAAAGTCCAGACGGTGGCGAAACAGTCTACGTGAGAGAGTCTGGCAGTGCTATGCGGCAATTATACAGCGAAAGTTCACAGGTAAAAAGTATAAGAAGCCAAATACAAGAAGATCAATTATGGCACGAGATAAGACTAGCGGCAAAAACTAACTCTGCTATCAACGACATTTTAGAACAGGCCATAATCTTATATAAATTGAGCAAAAGCTAAGTGAGATTTTTGTGCAGAACTTTCTTCGATATCACTGCCACTGGTGTCACGGGCCACTTTAAATCATCGCGTATTCCATTTTATGATCGCGCTGGGCAGCATATTGCCAGCGAAGCAGCGTGGAATCGTGCGAGAAACCAACAGAGGAATTGGGAAACATTGACACAGTTACTCAGTATGCGAACACAGATTTTTCAGTTGGAAAATCCCAAAAAAAAACTTGATGTATGGAGTTTTGAATTTGCCGTCGAAACCCCAGATGTATTTGGTCCACAAGATAATCCAGTACAACTATTATTAATAGATGCGGCAGGGGTTCCTATGTTGCTGGGATTGGAAAATAAAACTAATCTTACTCCGGTACTTTTGGTAGATGGCGAAGATCAAAACATATGGTTTGACTGTTTGCCATAAATAATACTAACAGTGGAGACTATCATGGTTGAGGCGACAGAAATTGAGAAGAAGAGTTTAGAGGCGCATGTTGAACTATGTGCTGAACGCTATAATGCGTTAGATACAAGATTATTTAATGTGGATAATAGAATAGCTGGATTGTCTGAAACCGTTGAAAAAGTCCACGGGTTGTTGGAAAAAATGTCAGAAAAACGCAATGATCAATTGATTGGTTGGGCAACCACAGTTATGGGAGTGTTAGTCAGCACCATTGCGTATTTGATTTTGCACTATGTGATTAAATGAAAGACGCCGCAAGAATAGAACAGTTATTTCGATTAGAGCTAGGAAGTCAAATAAGTGATATTATATGGCAAAGCTCTGCCGGTGTTTATGAAGTATTTGATCGATATCAGATTATCAAAGGCAAGCCCGCTTGTCGTGTGTTATATCAAGGTAAGGAAATAGGAGTTTTTACCGGTACAAGAACTGCCTTGAGTTGGTGCATTGCTACTAAATATAATAATCATAGACTAGCTCATGATATATTAACAATGGATACTAAATTAACGTCATTGATTGATGACATTAAAACTCGAGCTAATCTAGCAGACACCAGTAAAGATGTTAAGTTTCGTGAAATGGTAGAAACAAAATTAGAAACTAAAATTATTCATAAAAAGCAGTTAGAAACTCAATTAGATAAATGTGTTGATTGGGCTAAATACTGTCAACAACGAGGAATTAACAATGAAATTGTTCGAACTAGCAACAGCCAATCCATCAAAACAAGCCGCCAAGGTATTTGAAAGTTATTTTGGTGATAAAATTAATGTTGATGTGATCTCTGGTCGCCAAGCCCACTTAATGCTGAATAAAGTGCGTGGTTTAATCATCGAACATCGTCAAACCCCTGCTTTCCACGTCAGCGAGCAAAACCCAACTTATCTCAAGTTAATGATGATGGAAAAAGTTTTAGCCGCAAAAGTCAAAGAGACTTCAACGGTACCTGTTGGTGCCGCCGCAGGTGCTCAACAAAATGTACAAAATCAACAGGCAAATATGGCACAGCCAAACCCAACAGTGGCAGCCGGTCAAGCAGCTGAAAAAGCCAAACGTCTAGCACAAATTAATAATATAAGTGATCCTCAGTTAAAGATAGCTATGCAGAAAGCCACACAAGGGCAACAACTTAGTCAACAAGATCAACAAATGGTAGCCAATGCTGCGTTACAAACAGAAAGTCGACAGTTAAGACATCAACTTTATCGTGTACTACGCGAAAGTGAAGTACAACAAGCTCAAGTAGTATTGGCTGCTCAAGACATGGTTGATGAAATACAAAAGATGATAGAACAAATTACCAGCATGCAGTTCAAAGATTTGCCAGCCTTAGTAGATCAAATTGAAAATCAATTGGGCATTGAACAAGCCGGACAGTTTAACACTGGTGCCACCGCTGCGTTAGGCAACCTAGTACAAAATTTACAAGCCACTAAACAGCAAATGGATCAAGCAAAGGGTATTTTAACTGGACAAGCAGCACCTGCTATTCCTGGCTTAGGTGATATTGGCGCGCAGCCTGACATGGGTATGGGTGGTGAGATGGGTATGGGTGGTGAAGAAATGCCCCCAGAAGAAATGCCAGAACCAGAGACTGGTAGCCCTGAGCTTGGTCGCGCAAAACGCTAACAATGCTTATATTTGAAGTAGAAAACACCGGGGTCGACACTGGCAAACTTACAGCATTGTCTACATTTTTGGCCGGACGAGCCGAAGATACTGATGCTAAGAAACAAATATCAACCGCAACTTTTATTAAGCTAGCACAGAGTTTGGGTGTGGCTGTTACTGCCGATGACATAGGCGAGCTTATTGCGCAGCCCCCACTATCTGATGTATTAGAACCGTATGAACCTAATACTAACATTATAAAATTCAAAGGCAACACTGACGTAACTCCGGGTATGAATGTAGATCAAGCAGAAAAAATAGTCAATCAAAATGCTAAATCCGCAATGCGACGCGGCCTAAACAAATAACTCAAACGGTTGACTATTTGGTTAAAATCCTGTACAATGTGTATATTGAATAGTAACTTGAAACGTTATTATATGCATACGGAGACCATCATGAAAGATAAACTTATCATTACTACAGTATTTGCTTCGATTTTAACTATGAGTATGCTATTTGCAGCTAGCCCCGATGCTCAAGCACATGAAGGTTATCGTGATCGTGATTGCTGCCGTAGATCTAATTTTGATTGGGTAGCTCCTGCGGTAATTGGTGGGTTGATTGGTTACGAACTATCTCAACCACGTACGGTAATCGTTGACCAGCCGCCCGTTGTTTATACTCAACCTCCTGCGGTTATAATTCAGCAACCGCCAATGGGCTATCACTGGCAACAACTATATAATCCGCAAGTTGGGCAATATCAGATGGTATTAGTGCCTAATTACTAGTTGACAAACTTGCTAGCATATGCTATTATACTAGCATATGTATAATCCTAAATTTGAATATCATCAATTATCGAGAACTAGTCAAGAAGGTGCCAGGTTATATCTAACCCCAGATGGGGAAAGAGTTCCCAGTGTAACCACTATTTTAGACGCTACTAAACCTGAAGAAAAAAAGCAAGCCTTAAATGAATGGCGCAAGCGGGTTGGAGTAGAAAATGCTCAAAAAATCACCACAGAGGCTGCCAATCGTGGTACGCGGATGCATGGATATTTAGAGCACTATGTTAAAACAGGTGAAGTAAAAGAGCGTGGCACTAATCCCTATGGTTGGGCGAGTCACGCCATGGCCGAAGTAGTCATTAGAGACGGCTTAAAAAATGTCAATGAATTCTGGGGCGTTGAGATCCCACTTTTTTTTCCTAAGTTATATGCTGGTACTACAGATGGGTGTGGCATACATTTAGGCGAAGAGAGTATTCTAGACTATAAGCAAACAAACAAAGAAAAAAAGCGCGAATGGATTGATGATTATTTCCTACAGCTAGTGGCCTATGGGTTATGCCACAATGAAGTGTATGGAACAAAAATACGCAAAGGTGTGATATTAATGTGCGTTAAACCAGAAGTAGATATCATGGGAAACGTGCTTACTGAACCTAAATATCAAGAATTCGTATTAGAAGGCGACGAATACGACAAGTATGTTAATCTGTGGTGGCACCGCTTAGAGCTATACTATCTAAATTTTAAAGCTAAATAGTAGATAGATAACGAGGAATAACAAGTGGCCATAGTTCAGATTAGTCAAATCACCAATCGTATTGGGTTAAACATAGATTTACCACAATTAGCCGGAGCGGAGCTCGGGTGGAGTACTGACACACGTCAGTTATACATTGGTAATGGAACATTAGAACAAGGTGCCCCGGTAATAGGTAATACAGAGATACTCACTGAATTTTCTAACATCTTAAATTTAGCGGCTAGTTACACGTATCAGGGCACGGCCGCTGGATATATAGTACAAACAGGCCCAACACCCGGGACTCCCATTACAACTAGTCTCCAGCTTTGGCTAGATCAATGGGCATCTGTTAAAGATTTTGGAGCCACAGGTGATGGATTAACCGACGATACCGCAGCAATTAATCGCGCTCTATATCAATTATACTGTCGCGAATCAAATCCCCAAATACGTAGAGGATTGTTCTTCCCAGCCGGAGTTTATGTGGTCAGCAGCACAGTCGATATTCCTCCATATGCTATGTTATATGGCGAAGGTCCAGAGAGTTCAATTATACAAATGAAATTGTCAGGTGGCATAGGATCATATGTCGCGCAGACGGCTGATAGTTTACAACAGACCACTATTAATATCGGAAACAACGGAGCAACGCCCCCCACTAGTATTACCATCGCTAATATGGCATTTGCCAGTTTAGACGCCACTAAAAATATATTCCTAGTTCAATCGGCAACAGATTGCGAATTTAAAGGTGTAAGTTTTATTGGGCCAGGCACAACAGCATCATTAACATCGGCCGCGGCAGCCACAGCCGGAGTCAATTTTGGTAGTACCAGCAGCTTAGTCACTGCTAATATTTTATACGATGGATGTAGATTTACTGGAACAGTATGGGGTATCAACACCGGGCAACAGACTAAAGGTGTAGTGGTTACTAATTCAAAGTTCAACACACTTTATCAAGGTGTGGTGCTAGGTCAAGGTACCACGGTAAACGGTGGGCCGACAGGAACTCGCGTTACTAATAATGTATTTGATAACATATACGCCGAAGGAATTATATTTGGTGCGATAAGTCTCAATGCCAGCGGCTACAATATGTTTTATGATGTAGGTGATGCTTATCTAGGAGCCGCCAACCCTGCCACATCAATCATCGTATTTAATTCTAACAATAATGTCAGTATTGGTGATATGTTTCAACGTTCTGACACCAATTCTATCACGTACCCCAGAATTAATATAAACGATACAGTCAGTATTGCTGTTACCAATGGCTCGCAGATACAACTGGGTTCAAAGACTGTGCAGTCTGGATTACAAGCTACATTAGTTGATAATTCAAACCCTGGTACAGCATTTACTATTAATACCGCTGCCACTGCCCTAACTTTTAAAATTGACTATGCGATGACGCAGATAGGAAATACCGGTTATCGCACTGGTTCATATTGGGTTTCTAGCCTACAAGGTGGCGGCATCAGTAGTATGGATGATTATACTGCCAACGCCAATTGGCCTATAGATGGTAAAAGTGGTTATGGAGCATTAACCGCGACCCAAACAGGAACAACGATAACTATTCAGTATTATACGATTCCCACAGCGGGGCATAATATTTTGATGAGTTATTCCATCAGTTATCTCAAATAATGTGGCCTAGAGATTTTGACAAAAGGCTAGCAGCTTGGGCAGAGCTTCGTGCTAAATGCCAGTCTGCTACAGCCGATGAGGCTATGCAGATGATAAACTCTTGGTGGTTCGCTGCGCCTTGGCGTAATTATCATCTGCACTGGGATGATCAACTAGCATGGCCTGATCCTTGGCAATTATTAAACGACAATATCTATTGTGAACTTGCTCGTGGCCTGGGGATGCTATATACTATAAGTATGATTGACCATAAAGATTTGACGTCTTCCCAGCTGGTTTTGACGGAGGAAGGCTATAATTTAGTCCTAGTCAATCAAGGAAAATATATACTTAATTGGGACGTTGACATGACAGTAAATACACCACTGCCCACTGGCATCAAAAAGAGATTTACCCAAGAGCAAGCGAATCAACTGTTTCAGTAGTACAATAACAAAATGAGAAAGCAATGACTATTACCGTAGTAAAACG